AATGGAAAAATAGTATATGAAGCTATTCAATAACTTTTTAGAAGAAGAAAAACAAGAAGAGCCTATAAAAATAGAGGACCTTCATATCGTTATATTGGGTAAAGGAGACCAAGAGGGAACTTTTGCGGACCTTATTCAGGATGCTACTAAGAAGATTGGAATGAAAAGTACAATGGTAGAAGTTGATGAGGCTTTTATATCATCTAAAGATATTGAGATCGGAGAGGTAACTATTCGTAATATAGATGGTGAAGATGAGGATATTACTTTAAATATAGAAAACACTATTATCTTTGTTAGAGCTGGAGCTTTACATTCTTTAACAGCTCAGGCATTAGTTTCTTCTTTGCAAACTGTAGGATTTTTCTTAATAAATGATTTAGAAAGTATGCTTCTTTGCGATAATAAGATGTCAAATGCTATTACTATGGAAAGGGGAAATGTTAATATTCCAAAGACCTCTATTGTGAATAATGTCAAAAGTATTGAAGAAGCCCACAAAAACATTGGGGGTAAGTTTCCAGTTATAATAAAAACCTTAACAGGAACACAGGGTGTTGGTGTATCAAAAGTAAATGATATGTCTTCTTTGGTTTCTGTTTGTCAATCTTTATGGAAATTTAATGCAGATGTTCTTCTTCAAGAATATTTAGAATTAAAGTCAGATGTAAGAACACTATTAGTAAATGGAAAGGTTATTGGAAGTGCTGAAAGAGTAAAACAAGACTCAGACGAGTTTAGAAATAATGTTCATTTAGGTGCTAAAACTATTCCTTATGAGCTTTCTCCTGAAGAGAAAGAACTAGTTATATCTGCTGCAAGAGCAACAAGATGCTCATATTGTGGTGTAGATCATGCTAAAGTTGGGAAAGATTTGTATGTTTTAGAAGTAAATGGATCTCCAGGAATAAGATCTCATTTTATGGGGTATGATCTAGAGACTGGAGAGTCTACTAAAAAGATATCAGACTTGCAAGTTTTAACTGATGTACTTTTATTTTTTACAGAAGAAAAAAGAAGAAGACCCCTTATGAGACAAGAAGTTGGATATATTGAAAGTATTATATTAGATGGAATGGAAGAAAACCCTATAAGAGCTAAGTTTGATACTGGTAACTCTGCCTCTGCAACAATGCTACACGTTGATAGTATGGATATAAAAGGGGATAGTGTTATATGGCAAAAGAATGGTAACAAGTTTAAAAGCAAAATCCTTTACATATCAGAGCCAAAAAGAGGTCTCAAAAATTTTGATAGAAGACCAGTAATAGAGCATGGTATAACATTTAATAATAGGAAATACACAGTAGAATTAGGATTATCTGAAAAAGATACTGCGTCAGAGATGTTAGTAAACAGAAAACTCATGACGAAATTCAATATATCAGTACATCCGAATAAATTATTCGTTGTTAGTGATGTAGCGTTGAAAAATGATGAATCAGATCATTAGCGATGAAACATGTTTATTTATAAATAAATGTATTGATTATTCGTATTATGGTAACTTATTAACTAACTCAATAAAATAGAGGACAAAGCGATGGCATTTTTAGTATCACCCGGCGTCGAAATTAAAGAAATCGATGCTACGAATGTAGTCCCGGCAGTATCAACCAGCATTGGCGGATTTGCAGGAACATTCAATTGGGGTCCAGTGGAAGAGATCAGTACTATTAGTTCAGAAAATGAATTAGTAGGAAAGTTTGGTTCACCAGACAACAATACATTTAAATACTTTCTAGTAGCTGCGTCATTCTTAAAGTATGGAAACGCACTGAAAGTAGTTCGTGTCTTAACAGGTAACTTAAACGCTACCTCGGATGGAACCGGACAACTCATTAAGAATAAGAGTCATTATGAAGACAATTATTCAAACGGCGAGTTAGCTGTAGGTAACTGGGTAGCTAAATACCCTGGAGTATTAGGTAATAGCCTAAAAGTCTCAATGATAACAGCTGGAGCTTCACCATTTAGTGGTTGGGCTTATGCTGGTAGCTTTGATGGGGCTCCTGGAACATCTGACTATGCGTCAGATCTAGGACAAACATCAGCAGCTGATGAACTGCACATTGCAGTTATCGATGAGGATGGAGCTATATCAGGTACACCAGGAACAGTATTAGAAACATTTGCATATGTATCTCAGGGTTCAGATGCAAAAAAATCTGACGGCACAACTAATTATTATAAAGATGTTATTAACAATAACTCTAATTATATTTGGTGGTCTGATCACGATACTAACCTTTCTGATGCTGGATCAACAATAGCTAGCACAGCAACCTTTACAGTTAATGGAGCCGCCCTAGAATCATCTCTCTCCGGAGGTACAGATGATAATGCTCCAACATCTGGAGAAATCTCAACAGGTCTAGACCTATTTGCTGATGCAGAAACAGTGGATGTAAATCTACTTTTTGCAACACCAGATGCAAATGCAGAGACCACAATCGCATCTAAGATTATAACACTTTGTAATGCTAGAAAAGATTGTATGGGATTCGTATCTCCACCAATCGAAGATACTGTTGGAACTTCAACCCCTGCTGCTGATGTTAAAGCATTCGCAGACGCACTTACATCTACATCATATGTAGCTTGTGATTCTACCGCACTTTATGTATACGACAAGTATAACGACGTATACAGATATATCGGTGCTTCAGGACATCAAGCTGGTTTATGTGCTAATGCAGATAGAGTCGCTGATGCATGGTTTAGTCCTGCAGGATTGAACAGAGGACAAATTCTAGGAGTCACAAAATTAGCATTTAATCCAAAACAAGCAGACAGAGATACTTTATATAAAGCTCGAGTCAATCCAATAGTATCATTACCTGGACAAGGTACATTATTATTTGGTGACAAAACTTTATTAAGTAGACCTTCAGCATTTGATAGAATTAATGTTAGAAGACTTTTTATAGTCTTGGAAAAAGCAATCTCTACGGCTGCTAAATTCCAGTTATTTGAATTCAATGACGAGTTTACTCGTGCACAATTCAGAAACCTGGTTGAGCCTTTCCTTAGAGATGTCAAAGGTAGACGTGGACTTACAGACTTCTTAGTAATCTGTGACGAAACTAATAACACGGGTCAAGTTATTGATGGAAATAGATTTGTAGCTGATATTTATATCAAGCCTGCAAGATCTATTAACTTCATTACACTGAACTTCATAGCAACAAGAACCGGAGTAGAATTCTCCGAAATAGCAGGAGCGTAAGAAAATGGCAATATTAGGTATAGACGATTTTAAATCGAAGCTAACCGGAGGAGGAGCCAGAGCTAATTTATTCAAAGTTTTGATAAATTTTCCAGGTTATGCCCAAGGTGATGTCGAATTAACATCCTTTTTATGTAAAGCTGCACAGCTTCCTGCTTCTATTCTTGCACCTATAGAGGTTAAGTTTAGAGGTAGAACATTGAAAATGGCAGGTGAGAGATCATTTGAGGCATGGACAATTACAGTCATTAATGACACTGACTTTAGACTCAGAGACGCTTTTGAGCGTTGGTCAAATGGAATTAACAACCACAATGCAAATACTGGTTTAGTTAATCCTACTGATTACTTTGCTGATTTAGCTGTTGAACAACTTGATAAAGATGGATCAACACTTAAGTCATACGATTTAAGAGGTTGTTGGCCATCAAACGTTTCTCCAATCGAGCTTAGCTACGAGACAGAGGGAGCGATCGAAGAGTTTAGCGTTGAATTCCAAGTACAATATTGGGAAGCTTCAACAACAAATTAGAAGGGATAAATAATATTAGACGAGGGGATTTTATATCCCCTCCGATAATATAGGTAATAAATTATGGCAGATTTTTTTGGTTTTGAAATTAATAGGAAAAGTAAGGAGCCTGTAAGGCCTTCTTTTGTTCCAAGAGTAGATACAGATGACGGCGCTGGTGTTATACAAGCTGGGGGTCATTTTGGGGCTTATATTGATTTAGATGGGGATAAGGTCAAATCTGAAGTAGAGCTTATATTTAAATATAGGGATATAGCAGCTCAACCAGAGTGTGATCAGGCAATTGAAGATATAGTCGGAGAATCAATAGTAGGAAATCATGAAGAATCTCCTGTTAAGATTGTATTAGAAGGATTAAAGGTATCTAATAATATAAAAGACTCTGTAATTAAAGAGTTTAAAAGTATCTTAAGTTTACTTGGATTTAATCAATATGCACATGAGATATTCAGAAAGTGGTATGTTGATGGAAGATTACCTTATCATATTATTATAGACACAGATAATCCTAAGCAAGGAATTAAGGAATTACGTTATATCGATCCTACCAAATTAAGAAAGGTAAAAGAGGTCGAAGAAGAAGCGGATCCTAAAACTGGAGCTAAACTCATCAAAAAAGTAGATGAGTATTTTGTCTTTCAAGACAACATGATGGGAAAATATAATGAAGGGGTTAAGATATACCCTGACGCTATAGCATACTGTACATCAGGTGTTATGGATCCACAAAGAAAAAGAATCTTATCTTATTTACATAAAGCATTAAAGCCTGTAAATCAGTTAAGAATGATGGAAGATTCTCTTGTAATATATCGTATATCAAGAGCTCCAGAAAGAAGAATTTTTTATATTGATGTTGGTAACTTGCCAAAAGGTAAGGCAGAAGAATACCTACGTGGTATTATGAATCAATATCGAAACAAATTAGTTTATGATGCTAAGACTGGCGACATTAAAGATGATCGTAAGCACATGTCAATGTTGGAAGATTTCTTCCTACCAAGAAGAGAAGGTGGAAGAGGAACTGAAATATCAACATTACCTGGTGGTGAAAACCTAGGACAGATTGATGATATTATATACTTCCAAAAGAAATTATATAGAAGTTTAAATGTCCCTACTGATAGATTAGAACAGGAATCATCCTATACATTAGGAAGAACCACAGAGATCACAAGGGATGAAGTTAAGTTTAAGAAGTTTGTTGATAGATTAAGAAAGAGATTCTCTGACTTATTCATGCAATTACTTAAAACCCAATTACTCTTAAAAGGTGTAATTACTAAAGAGGATTGGAAATCGTGGAAAGAAAAGATAACCTTTGACTTTATTGAAGATAACTATTTCTCAGAACTTAAGGAGTCAGAAATGATTAGAGAAAGGTTTGAAATGTTATCATCTTTAGATGAGTATATGGGTACTTTTGTATCTAAAGCTTGGGTACAAAAGAACATCTTACGATTCACAGAAGCTGATATTAGAAAAATGCAACAAGAAATCGATAAAGAGAATAAAGCTGGAGAGCTGGATATGCCAGATCCAGACGATCCTAGATTCGGTTAAGAATCATTTTTTTATAAATAAACTATACGAGGATAATAAATTATGGCAACTGAAAATCTAGTTAAGAACTTACAAAATGGTGATAACGTTAATGCAAATAAAGAGTTTAATACTCTTATGGCTGATAAACTCACCGCTGCTATCGAAGCTAAAAAAATCGAAGTAGCATCAAGGTTAGTTCAGCGTAAAACAGAAAAAGAAGAAAGCTAATGAAACTAATAACAGAATACGTAGAAAAAGAACTCGAAGTGATTGCAGAGTCTAAAAAAGATGGTAGTAAAAACTATTTCATCGAAGGCGTATTCATGCAATCAAACCAAAAGAACAAAAATGGACGTATCTACGAAAAGAAAACGCTTGAAAGCGCCGTAGAAAAATACGTCACAGAACAAGTTAAAACAGGAAGAGCTGTTGGAGAGTTAAATCATCCGGAAGGACCAACAGTAAACCTAGATAAAGTTTCGCACAAAATCACAGATCTGCATTGGCAGGGAAATGATGTTGTAGGAAAAGCATCAATCCTTAAAACCCCTATGGGACAAATCGTTGAAGGTTTGCTCGAAGGGGGTGTTAAGCTTGGTGTATCAAGTCGTGGTATGGGAAGTCTCGTATCTAAAAATGGTGTTCAATATGTGGGAAATGACTTTATGTTGTCTACCGTAGATATTGTTCAAGATCCATCCGCACCAAGTGCTTTCGTTAATGGAGTTATGGAAGGTGTAGAATGGGTATGGAACAATGGCATCATTGCTAGAAGAGACATTGAAGAAATTGAGACTGAAATTAAAAGCACATCTGCTAGAGGTTTACCTTCTGCAGAGATTAAAGCTT